GCGGGCCAGGGCTCGCTCCTCCTCTCGGTCGGCGACTACATCGCGGTCCTCGACACCTCGTCGGCGGACGCGGTCCTCGGGCGCTCTGCCATCACGGCCATCTCGAACAGCGGCGACAACGCGACGCTGACCCTCGGGACGGCCATCAACGGCATGGCGGCGACGGACAAGATTGTCAAGGCGACGGCCTCGGACACCTCGTTCAACGGCGCGATGAACGGGCTTATCAACATCACCAACCGTGGCGGGTCGTACGCCTCGCTCCACAACATCTCGGCCTCGTCGTACCCGATTTGGGACGCGACCCGGATGGTGGCGGGCACCGACACCCCGGACATCAACCAGCCGACCGAGTCGGACATCTGGGACCTCATCCAGAAGATCGCCGGGCGCTCCGGCAAGGACGCGATGGTGCGTCCGAAGGACTTCCTGCTCATGACCACTCCGGGCCTCGCCAAGAAGCTCATGGAGTCGATGGTCGGGCAGCGCCGGTTCACCGCCGGCGAGTTCGCCACCACCATCAAGGGCGGCTACAAGGCGCTTGAGGTGTGCGGCATCCCCCTCGTCCAGGACTACTACGTCCCGGCCGGGACCATCTACCTCCTCCACATCCCCTCGCTCGCGTGGGTGGATGCGAAGGATTGGGGCTTCGTCGAGTTCGAGGGCGCGGGCCCGTGGCGTTGGCTCTCGGGGCGCGATGCCTTCGAGACCACCTACGGCTGGTACGGGAACCTCGCCTGCCTGGCGCGCAACGCGCATGGCTCGATCACGGGGTACACCGACACGGCGCGCTACACGCACGTCGCCTAACCTTCACGGGAACGGGGTGGGGGCTGCGGCCCTCACCCCACTCCGAGGATAACTCATGCCCTATAACATCTTTGCGCCGACGCCGGGGCGACTCGGGGTCCTCCCGAATCTCCTCGTTGGACGGTGCGACGCCGCGATTGGCGACAGCGGGACGACGACGTACAACTTCGGCTCGCATCCGGCGAAGTGCTACATCAACCGCGCCGTGGTGTCGGCGGGAACGGTGCCGGCCTCGTCCGGCGGCACGATTCTTGGCGTCATCCAGAAGTACGATGCGTCGGCCAATGCAGCGGTCACCCTGACCGCTGACGTGGACCTTGAGGCGCTCACGGCGAAGGAGGGGACGGCGGTTGCGCTCCTCTCGACGCTGACCGATGCCCAGCGCACCCTCGATACCGGGGATACGCTGCAGTTTGTCGTGACCACGGATTCTACCGTGACCACGGCGGAAGTTGACCTGATGGTCAACATCGAGCTGCTCGTGGAGGCATAACCGAGTGCCGGTGCTCCTCAACAGCGCCGGACAGCCCGAGCCGCCTACGCACGTCGTAGCGCGGCTCCGGGCTCTCCACGCGGGCCTTCACTTGAAGTTCCTAGGCCATACTGGTGAGCATTGGGCGGTCTGCATGACCTGGGGCCCCGATGATCGCCGCTGGGAGCGGGTCCAGCGTGGGGAAACGGACCCGGCCAGCACTTACGATATCATCGGCTATCTGCCGGTGGATTGTTCCGTAGACGAAGCTCCAAGTCACTTAGAGCGTGTACTACGGCAGTATCCCAAGGATGAGATTCGGAACATGGCGGATCACGTCCAGCACTACAATGCCACGGCCCCGGTGAATGCGGCGATCGATGCCGCGCTCACGGAGGCTCTTGAAACGCCGGTCGGCAAGAAAGGCCGGTCTAAGAAAGGTTAACCCGAGGACGCCATGGCGGTCACCCGCGCGGAGCTGGTGCAATATACGCGAGAAGCGATGGACGCCGTGAACTCGGATCGGTGGTCCGATAGCCTCATCAAGAGCGTGTTGAACGTCGTCTACGATGACGAATGGTCGAACCTGCTCAATGCGTACCAGTATTACACGTTTGCCAAGCGCACCGTCACTACGGACAGCAACGGGATCATCCCGTTCAGCAGCCTGTCCACGGGGGGCGGTGACAGCCAGCAAAACTTCTACCGCATCTTGTCGGTGTCGGACGGCAACGTCCTGTACTCGGAGACGCGGTTCCAGGATGTGCCGTTGGCCACCACGACGAACTATCTGCCCACCTACCCGCGCCTGTATTACATCGCCGGGACGGATGTGCAGATTCTGCCCGTGGCCAGCGATGTGCAGCTGTACATCTACGTCAACTACAAGCCGACCAGCCTGAGTGATTTGCTGTCGGATAGCTCGACGATCAACTTCCCCATGGGTGGGGAGTGGATTATCGCCAATGAGGCGGGGGCCCGGCTCTTGAATAAGGGCGGGGCGGAGTCGGGCGCGGCCCAGGTCTTGAAGCGGGAGGCGGCGGAGCTCCGGGCGGGGATGCTGGATGACATCCGGCGGCGCACCATCAACCCGACGATGCTCGCCTATCCGGATCAGAAGTACGACTGGGCGGGTGGCTAATGCGCGAGAAAGTCGTCGATGCCCAGCCGCAGATGGATGGCGGCCTCAACGCCATCTCGGACGATATCGCGCTCAAGCCCAACCAGCTCCGGCAGACCGCCAATGCGCGCCTGACGGACTACGGGGCGGTCACGAAGCGTGGGGGCACCCAGCGGATGAGCACCAATCCGCTGGCGGCTGCCGCCGTGCTCAATGGGTTTAACTGGAGCAAGGACAGCGGCGCCGAGGAGCTCCTGGCGGTATGCAATGGGAAGCTCTACACCGGCACCTATGGCACATTCCCGATCACCTGGACCGAAGAAACCGGGACGCTCTCGACCGCGACCGCGCCGACCTTCGCCCAGTTTCGGAATGCCAGCGGCACCGATGTGGTGTACATCTCGGACGGAGGCCAGCTGAATCACTGGGATGGTTCGACGCTGACCACGAACATCAGCACCACGATCAATACCGGCGTCATCGTAGTACATAACGAGCGGCTCTGGGGCACGGGCAACAGCACTTACCCCGACAGCATCTTCTACTCGTCGCTGAATAACGGCGACGATTTGGGGGATAGCACTTCGCCAGGGGCCAATGGCGGGCAGATCATCGTCCGCACCTTCGGAGATGAGGCCATCGTCGGCCTGGCCTCGATCAACACCAGCCTGCTCATCTTCCACCGGCGCGGTATCTCGCGGCTGACCGGGTTCAGCCAGGACGATATCACGGTGCAGCCGGCGGCGGTCACGGCAGACGTCGGGACCATCGCCAACAAGTCGATTGTGGCAAGCGACAACATCGCCTATTTCATCTCCGAGCGCGGGTTGTACCGCTGTAACGAAATGGAGGTGGCGGCGGTCGGAACGCCGGAGCAGCCAGACCCGCTTCTTCCGCTCATCCGGAGCCTGTCGGACACCGAGTTCGACAACATCCGGTGCGTGGTCAATCGGGCGACCAAGGAGCTCTGGGTGAGCATCCCGGGCATCGGGTGCTACCAGTACCACCTCGTCCTGAATGCCTGGTCCGGGCCGTGGGATAACGCCTACATCTCCCCGGACACCACGGCCTTCTTCGAGGCGATCGACACCTACGGGCTGCCGGTCATGCTCCGGGGGGATGCGGATGGCTATGTCTCGCTCTGCGACGCGCCGTTGATCTACAAGGACAACGTGCTCGCGGACGGGACGGGCGGATCGGTCTATACCATGGTGGCGCAGATGCACCGCTTCTACTGCGGGGACGATGCGCTGGCCAAGGCCTTGCGGTGGGGCTACGTCACGGCCCAGCTCAAGGGATCCAAGAACTGCGCGGTCTCGTGGAGTACGGACGAAGCCGCTGGAACGTTTCAGCTCCCCCCCAGCTCGGCAGGGATCTGGTCGCTGGACGAGGATTGGGACACGGGGATCTGGGGTGGCTCGGGGAGCCGCAACTACCGCATCCCGATGGGGGGCAGTGGGTATTACGTCGATATGACCATCACCGACTCGGGATCGGCGCTGCCGATCTTTAGCCGGCTTCAGGTGGAAACCTTTGCACTAGGACGTCGCTAATGGCTACGACGGTCGGTTCACATTCTGTCTCTACCTTCGCCACGCCGGTGAACGGTGGCCCCCTCGACGCCAACGTCGTGCGTGGGAACGATAACACCATCCGGACGGCCTACGTCGCGCACGACGCCGACACGGGCATCCACGTCCAGTCGTCCACGCTGGCCTCGCGCCCATCCGCAGGCACGGCGGGGCGCAAGTGGATCACCGCCGATACCGGTATCTACAAGCTCTGGTACGATGACGGAACGACATGGCACGAGGTCGGCGCTTCGACGATTGACGTCTATGTGCTGGCCGGCGAGAATCTGGTCAAGGGCGACATTATTAAGGTGACCGGGTATAACGTCGGCAATGGCGCGCCGGTGGTCGCCAAGATTGCCAGTGCCTCCGATGTCGCGTTCGGCATCGTGAACGGGACGATTGCCAGCGGCGCGGTCGGGTATGTGACCAACACCGGCCTGATTATCGACGTTAACACCAATAGCTTTGCCATCGGCGACATCCTCTACCCGAACACCTCGGGCGGGCTGACCACGACCAAGCCGACCTCGGGCAACTACCAGCCAGTCGCTTTCGTCCTCCGTTCCAATCAGAATAACGGCGTCCTCTACGTCGAGTTCTCGACGCCTCGCATCGTTGAGCGGTCGGACAACACGGCCAGCACGGTCGTCCTCCGTGACGCCTCGGGCAACTTCAGCGCTGGGACGATTACCGCTGGGGCGGTGACCTCGACCGGGCTGGTCACCTTCGCCAGCCTCAAGGGGACCGGGGCCACCACGGTCACGAATATTCTGGACGAGGACACGATGTCCTCGGATAGTGCGACCGCGCTGGCGACCCAGCAGAGCATTAAGGCGTATGTAGACGCGCAGGTCGCCACGGTGGACACGCTGGCCGAGGTGCTGGCGAATGGCAACACGACGGGTGCCAATAACATCATCGTGACGGCTGGCCAGAAGATTACCACCAACACGATCGACGAGACGACCGCTGGATCTGGTGTCACCATCGACTCCGTCCTCCTCAAGGACGATGTGGTCAACGCGACCGACATCGAGACGGGGACCATTTCGGCCAACGACGGCACCACCAGCGCCACGATTGCGAACAGCACGGGCGTGATGACTATTGCGTCCTCGGTGCTCACCACGACCGATATCAACGGCGGCACGGTTGATGGGGTGACCATCGGCGGGGCCAGCGCTGGGGCCGGGACGTTCACCAATCTGACGGCCTCCGGCACGGTCAACCTGACCGGCGCCACGGTCTCCAACGGTGGCTCGGTCACGACCATCGACATTAACGGCGGGACCATCGACGGGACCACGATCGGTGGGGCATCGGCAGCGGCTGGGACGTTTACGACCATTAACGCGACCAGCATTAACGCTACGACGTTCGACATGACCAACCTCGAGGTCACGAACATCAAGGCCAAGGATGGCACGGCGAGCATGACGATCGCCGATACCACGGGCGATGTGACCGTCTCGGCGGCCTTGGTGGCTAACGGCAACGTGACGCTCGGCAACGCCACCTCGGATACCATCACGGTGGGCGGGTCGTTCCCGACCGGCACCAAGCTCCGGACCGACAGCAGCGTCGGCAACACGCTGGCGGTGTCGGCCTACGATGTCGATGGCACGGCCTATGTGGACCTCGTCACGGCCACGGCCTCCAACACCCCCACGCTGGCCCTGACCTCGACAGGCGTCGGGTCGATGAACAATATCGCCATCGGCGGGACGACCCCGGCGGCGGGCGCGTTCACGACCTTGGACGCCTCGGGCGATTTCGCGATCGCCACCAACAAGTTCACGGTGGCCTCGGCCTCTGGGAACACGGCGGTCGCGGGGACGCTGACCACGACCGGGACGCTGACCTCCAACGGCAACACGGTGATCGGGAGCGACGCTGCCGACACGATCACGGCGAACGCCCAGTTCGTCACCGGGACGCAGCTCAAGAGCGCCCAGTCGGCGGGCAACACGCTGGCGCTGGCGGCGTATGATGTGGACGGGACGGCCTATACCAGCCTCGTCACCCTGACGGCGGGGAACACCCCCACGCTGACGATGACCTCGGTCGGCACGGGGTCGCTTAACAACGTCACGATTGGCGGCTCGACCGCTGCCGCTGGCACCTTCACGAACCTGACGGCCCAGACAGATCTCACGATCGGCACGGATGTCGTGCTGTCCCGTGGGGCGGCCAACCGGCTCGACTTGGCCTCGGGCGACAGCCTGAACGTGGTCAGCGGCAACGCCGATATCAACGGGGCGCTGACGGTCAGCGGCGACCTGACGGTGGATACCTCGACGCTCAAGGTCGATAGCGCGAATAACCGCG